GCTATGTCAATCCGATTGCGTACAAAACGGCAGACCCCGCTAAAAGTTTCACCATTCAGCGTGGAGATGTGATTGTACGCGGCACGATTGACACGCCCTCCCGGATTACAGCGGCAGACCTTTCCCGACTGATCGGCAGCGATGGTTCGTACATCGCATTTACGCCGCCTGATCCGACAGCTACCACGGTGGACGCTATCACGCCCGCCAGTGTCCAGCAGACGTGCCCAGACGTGTTCACGGTGTTATCTATCACGGATAACCGCAAAGCCCCCCATGCGCAGCATTGGAAGGTGATCGGAAAGTGAGTTACACCGTCATCAATGCCCGTTTTAACTTCGGGCGATCTGTCACTGACCTGTTGAGAGCCAGAAACCTTGAAAAGGGCGGCAAGGTACAGCAGGCCATTGATAATTCCGTTATTGCGTGGAATATGCAATATGTTCCGTGGAAAACGGGAACGCTTGCAAAAAGTCCGTATCGTGCATACACCCCCGGTAAAGTCGTATACGAGGGGCCGTATGCACGATACCTCTATTATGGTGAGGTCATGGGGCCGAACATCCCTGTGTTCGATGACGATAGCGGAGAGCCTACACGGTTCTTTTCGCCGCCGGGTATGCCG